CGGATATATTTACACACTTATAGTATACTTTAGGTATCTCTACCATAGCATTTCCAGCAAACTCAGAGTTAGCTATATCAGAAGCTGTTCCATCTTCTTTTAATGTGTAATTATTTGGATCAAGATAATATGCCACGGTTCCATCATAATTAAGCATACATGGTCTAACATTCATAAACCAAGCACCGCTATCAACTGTCCAATCACCATAATTAAAAGTATCTGCTGTATAATCCATATATGCAGATTGATATTTCTCATTATCACCTACATAAGTAATCATACTAGCAGGATCAGATTCAGTTTGATCGATTCTAAATCCGAATTCATAATAATCTTTACATAAAGCACTAGTTTCATTTAAAGTAGAATAACTATATAACTCCGTGGTACTCATCGGAAACGTTTTATAATACCATATTTCTCCAGTGCTAGGAGTAATAGCATCATCTACATAATAAGCATCTTTATATAAACCAAACTGATTTCGTCTAACTTCAATAACTAGTTCACCATCAGTTTCATTACTAGGGGCTTCACCTAGTTTACGTCTAATAATAACCTTTTCTACAAGGCACGCTGCTTGATTTTCTATTATAGTATCAGCCGGCTCTTCCCATTTTAATTTATTCCTACCTAATTTAATATCATATATTGCACTAATACTCTTCATAGTTTGAGGTATCATATTCATTACATAAACATTCTGAGGGGTAATCACAGCATCTACCCACTCAGAAGTTTCCTGATTAAAATATTGGAATACACCATCTAAGAATCTTAAATTACCATGACCTTCAGAAGTTAAGAAATCGGCTCCTATATTGGTATCTAAATACTTCTGATAATTATCAATATTGATATAGTAGCTTGGTAATCTACCACCTAATCTATCAGCATCGACTCCTTCTTCAACTTCACCAATATCTTCAGAATCATCGAGATCTACATAAGTAACTCCTTCTGGTACTGTACCAGAAGATTCACCCGAAGACTCTCCAGAAGATCCAGTTGCACCTTTAGGAATACCAAGATTTAACACTGGATTCTCTACCGTACCTGTTATTGTAGCAGTAGCTTCAGATCCAGCACTTAATGTAGTAACAGTACCTATAGTGAATGTAGGAGTCACACCGTCCTTACCATCAGCACCATCTTTACCCGCTGGACCAGTAGCTCCATCTTTACCATCAGCACCTGCAGCTCCATCCTTACCATCTTTACCCGCTGGACCAGTAGCACCCTTAGGGATACCAAGATTTAACACAGGATTTTCCGCTGTACCGGTAATTGCGACTGTAGCATCAGATCCTGATTCTAAAGTTTCTACAGTACCTATAGTAAAATTAGGTAAAGTAGCAGTTCCTTCTCCAGCTGCTCCATCGGCACCTCTAGGGATTCCAATATTCAAAACTGGGTTAGCTGCTGTACCTGTTATAGTAACAGTAGCATTAGAACCAGCTTCTAATGTTTCTACTGTACCTATTTTAATTTGTGGGGTAATACCATCTTCTCCATTTTCTCCTTTTAAAGATTCGAGCCACTGTTCTTCAGTACCATCGAATCCATTAGCTACTGCAATTTGATATGCGGATTTTCCGGCTGCTCCATCCTTACCATCAGCACCATCTTTACCTGCTGGGCCGGTAGCTCCGTCTTTTCCATCAGCACCATCTTTACCTGCTGGGCCGGTAGCTCCGTCTTTTCCATCTACACCATCTTTACCTGCTGGGCCGGTAGCTCCGTCTTTTCCATCTACACCGTCTTTACCTGCTGGACCGACGGCTCCATCTTCGCCAGTATCACCCTTAGGTATACCAAAGTTCAATATTGGACTACTATTATTACCAGTAATAGAAACAGTAGCATTAGAACCAGCTTCTAATGTTTCTATAGTGCCTATTTTAAATTCAGGTATTATTCCATTTTCAATAGGATTTTCTTCAAAATATTCATTAATTGCATCCTTAATCATTTCTTCTGAAATGACAGGTTCTTCTTTTTTCTCAGCATATAACTCAATATATCTGAGTTCAATTGTTGTAACCCATACACGTACACTATCTGTACCATCATCTACAGGGTCAAATAATAAATTGTAAGTTTTACCAGTACGAGATAAAATAAATTTTTGTCCTGGGATTTCAACTACATCAACAAGTCTACCTATAAATTCTCTATCTTCTCCTGAATATATATATTTTACTTTATAGGTATTTCCTTCAATTAAAGTAATATATTTCCTACCAATATCTGCTGATGATAAACATAATGTAACTTGCTCTGCAGATTTAGCAGAAATGCTGACTAATTCACCCATAATATTAGCCTCCTTTTTCATATATTTTAATAAAATGTTCCCCATTGCCTATACACGGCAATGGGGGATTGTTTTTAAGCTTCTTCTGTAGAAAATTCATCAATGATAAACTTCATTAAACCTTCAAGATTCTCTACCAGTGTTTTGTTGAAGTTAGAGTTACCTTCAGCAAAATCTAATGCTACAATATTTCTCAGAATATAATATGTATACTCTGCTTCATATACATCACTAAGATCAATGCCTAATCTAGAGTAATACAGATTAAGTAAGAATACTTCAATCTGAATCTCATAATCAGTACCAAGCTTTCTAAGCAAGATATCCTTGATACCTGTTACATCAGGCCACTTGAATAAATCACTCTTAGAAATTAAGAAATTAAAATCTTTCATTTCATCAGCAAACTTATTCTTTTTACGAGTCTTTACTACTCTACCGCAGTACTTTCTAGATGCAATGAATTCCTTAATAGATTTGAACTCATAAGTATCTGCAAATGTATCACGGATCTTTAAGAGCTTCTCAGCTGCTTCAGGATTAGAATCCTTAACTAATTCAGCTTTCTTTTCAAGCTCTGTTGTCATAGCTTCAAAAAGAGTATCAGCATACATATCAGACATAGTAGGAATCTCATCATAAATACCTTCTAATTCTCTATTGAAAGAATCGAAAGCATTATTCATTTCCTCATTCTGAATAAACTGTTCTACGATAAACTCTCTAGCTACTGTATTATAATGTCTTCTATCTCCACCCTGACTATGAACGACAACTTTAACTGCCTTCTTAAAGCACTCAGGTAAAGCATTATAAATACTAAACTTTTCACCAGCTTTATGTCTACGAATTACATTAAGTAATTCGAGCATATCTTCATCGGTTGCACCGAATGCATCCTTAAAAGTTTCTGTCGCTTTCTCTGTATCTTCAGCAGTTGGTACAAAAGAAAGAACACCTGTCTCAGAATCAGAACTCATTAAAAGAGTATCTTCTTCTAAAATTTCCCCAGTAGCTGTTTCAATAACACCAGCTTCTGGTAACTGCTCTCTATTAGCTTCTAAAGTTTCTACAATTTTATCAAGCTGCTTTTCTGTTAAAGTACCCTCAAGTCTTTCAGGTACAGCATCCTTAGCATTAACCTCTACAGGCGTAACACCTTCGATGTTAAGCTTTTCTGTTACATTCTTTAAATCTTCTTCATTTAATGTACTCATGTTCTGAATCCTCCATTTAATTAATTATTCTGTATAGGTGGTAACATTTCCATTCCATACTTAGCCTGTAACTCTAACCTAATACCAGTTATAATTTCAGGCATCATAAGTGGATTGTTAAAAGTTGCCACATATATATCTTTATAAAAATCACCAACTGGTGCTATAATCTGATTTAAGAAACTAGCAATCTCAGCTGGGTATAAAGAACTAATAATGACATTCAAAGGAATATCTAATCCTTTGATATAGTCTAAAGCGATATCTAAGTTACTACTAATTGTAGCAATCTTATTATCTTTATATATTTTCCTAGAGTATCCCATATCTCTATCAGTTCCTCTAGAAATTATATATTCGTATAGTCGTGTTTTCTCCGCCACTAAGTATTTAACAAAGAAACTTATAATATGTGGGAAGAAATTCGCAACTAAGAAATCATACATATAGTATGCTGCACTATAATAATCAATCTGCATATCTTCGTTAAATGCAAGACCATGATGCGAGCATAAAATGTCAATTATTTCCTGAAATGTTTGCATTCTCACAGAGTCAATATTTTGTACATCCGTAGGATAATAATATTTAATCTGCTGGAAATTCAATTCATATGAATAAACTACATTAGGGTTATTCATAGAATAAAAATTTCTTGAATTTATTTTCTCAATTATTGAGCTCATAATATAGTCACTATTAAAATGACTTAAAATAGTAGCAATCTGGTTTTCAGATACTATATTAAAAATATGATTATTTTGAGCTACACTCATATCTTTAACCTCCTATTCGGTATAATTACTACAATGTCTATAAATGGTTAAAGATGTACAGCCGATTAAATCGAGGAAGGTCAATTAAGACCTCCCTCAATTATTTTATTCACTATAGAAATTTGTATAAATATTATCAGGTAATTGATAGAATGGTGATTCTGCTAAACTATCTGCTGGAATACCTTTAGCTTCAGCCATAGCCTGTCTAGCAACTTTATTATTCATCAATTCCTGATATGCAGCCTGGTCCTTAGCCCATTCTGATCTCATCCAGTCTTCAAATAATGTACCAGCTGCTTTATGCATTTCTTTCAGCTGTTCATTAATCTCAGAACCAGATTCTATATTTTCAATTTCTTCTAAGATATCTCCATATCTTTCTTCAAAACCACCTAAGATTACTTCATCGATGTCTTCATCCGTTCTGATAGTATCCTTTTGGATTCCGAATCTAGACATAAGATCCTTACCTTCATACCATACATAAAGAGCCATAAGCATAGAGAATGTCTGGTCATCGTGAGTATTAGCTGAGTGGTCTACCCTACCATTTCTCTTAACTTCCATACCCATTAATTCATGGTATATAGTTTCGGATACGAATTTATCTTTATGATATTCAACACGTTCTCTAAGAATCTGGATAAGCAATTCTCTGACTGACTTAGTAGAGTCTAATCCGTATACCTTAGTAGGTTGTGTTTTCTTAATAATCTTAGTACCTTGCTGTCGTTCCTCTAAGACTTTATCTTTAATTTCATAATAAAGATTCTTCTTAATTGGAGAACCAACAAGTTTACCTAAAACAGATGCACCATAACCACCGTTTCGCTCGACATTGACTACTGCATTCGGCATATATTTCGATACCAATTCATAAATCAATTGAGCTAAATCGTGAGTAGGAATATAGTTACAGTTAAAGTCTGCGAATACTCTTGTAGTCCTAGAGTCTACACAAGTAACTGCAGATGAGTCTCGATTAAAGCCACCAGAAACGTCGACACCGATAATAGGTGGATATTTCAAATTAACTTCTTCGTAGATATTAAATAAGTACTTGCCTAAGAATAATACCTGTCTGATAGGTTTCTTAACAAGCTGAGAAATAATTTCAAGATCTTCTGGTCTAAACGGAGAATTTTCAACAGAGTTAGACCACTCAAGTAATACTTCTCGACGGATGTCTGTCCATTGCATACGTAAATCTCTACAGATGTCACGGAACCAAGATTCATCTCGTCCTAACTGCTGATACGTAAACTTAATATAAATAAAGTTAGACTTCGTATTAGCATCAATTAATGTCATCAACTCATTATAAGGCATATCGTACCACATTTCACTGAATGGGGTAGCAGCCTCTTTAAGCTGATAAGCTTCAATACCTTCATCTTCTGTTAAGAAGCCAGGTGTTGTTGTAATAGTAATACCATAAGGTGTTCCATTCATCTTAGCATTCATGGAAGCTGTCTTGAAGGCAGGAGCACCGTTAGTATAAATGATATTATTAAATGGAATGAATGCGTACTCATCGAACCAGATCAATGGTAATGTACGACCTCGAAGCAGGGATGCAGCTGCAACCTTATTTCTTGCAGAAGGGTATACCTTGATTCTGTTGTTATTGATAGGATGCTGTACGGATTCTACTGTATTAGGTGATCGAATAGCTTTACCTTCCATATTGAACTGCTGTTTCATTTGCAGGTATGGAGGTAATGCATCTCTGATATCCTTAAAACGTTGTAAGTTTAACTTGGAGTCATCCATTCTCTTATTCAAGAATGCCATTTCAGAGTTCTTTGTACCAAAGTTAAACAGATATAAATATCTTACAATAAGACCGATAGTCTTACCCATCTGTCGTGGCTCTTCCAAGAATATATTAAGGTTTAAAGCCTGACAGAAAGTAGTAGCCATATTAGCACGGTCTAATCTAAACTTATCACCACCTGGCTTAGAAGATGGAATTCTTACACACTCTCTTAAGAAGTACCAATAGTTACACATACATTCTCGAAGAACTTTCTGCTTCATATAGGTAGGTAACTTAGGGTCATGTGGGTCTATTCCTGCTAAGTCAGGGTCTAATAATACAAGCATGAACTTGTTGTTTTTAATACCGATATCTCGTAAATATCTATGCATTTCTAAGAAAGTTTTATTAGTCGTAGACATGTGATAATAAACTTTTCTTTGCATTTGATTAACTGCCATAATCTATATCCTCCTTTCCAGGATTATTCAGATAATTATATTTATGTCAGTTAAGAAAAATATAGGTTCTACTTGTCATGTAAATCTTCAGCATTTTATTTGTATATTATAGTAGTGATAAGAAGAAATAATTACTTATCCTTCTATATCCGAGTCAAGGAACTCGTAATACTCTTTAGGGTTATAGAAGCCACTAGCGCAGAGGAGGCGCAATTGTTATGATGAAGAGATTGGTTGGAGTTAATACCGTAATTGAGTTCGAGGGTAAAGAGTACAGAGGAACCGATTACATGATGGAAGCTGGACGGGAAGTAGGGCAGTGTATACATCTCAAGGATTTCGATATTGAAATTCATGGGGTGTTAGATTCCGATGAGGATTACGACCTCACGGATTTCCTTAACTATGATCAGGCTGAAGAGCTTGAACTTGGTTACGAAATCCATAAGGTTGTAGCTGAGTAGTTAAGAGGGGATGTGGAATTATCCACATCCCCTTTAATAAAACTTTATTTTTTATTTTTTGCCGGAAATACACCGTAGAGATTTTAGTCTCTACGGTATACTCGTGTCCCAACATTATTACACAACTTTATGACATAGAAGGATTCACTCAACATGGCATCCATTGAGTAAATGAGAAACCTTGGCAGGGATTCTCTTACTATAATGTTATAGTGATAAGATATTAGAATAATTAATATTAGGATTGTCTAATGTATGAATACCAATAGACTGTAATGGGAATGCTCTTATATTATCATTGATAATCGATGCGAAGTCAATGAATTCTAAAAGCCATCCCGGTACTTGAATATCCATCGGTAATGCTATAGAAGAAATACCACCTTCAAAATCCTTATTTCTTAATAACTCATGTATCTTCATATATTGATGAGGATACGAATCTCTAATATTTTCTACATTCTTACTATTTATATCAACTTTAACAATATGAACCGCATTTCTTGCCTCCAAGTCAATTGTATCTGCTGTAGGGTCTTTAATATAGTTATAAACGATAGCAGCCTTAATACCCTGAATTCTCATAGGGTTTTCATAAGACGCTAAAGATTTAATTGTTACTGGTTTATAATAATCCTTAGAACCAGCCATAAGAGATTTATATAACTGCTTTTCGAAGATTGCCAACTTCTTAATTACAGTAATCTGATCAACCTCTTTACAATTTAAAATATCTTCATATAAAATCTTCTGAAGTTTATCTCTAGAAGATTTCGGAATTCCTACTTTATCAAGAGGCATACCCATGATAGTAAGCTGTTTATTCTTAGGGATTACATTACCTTCCTGAATCTCCTGAATATCAGCATAGTTCTTTCTACCTTCAGTATTTAAAACTCTCTTGAATAAGAACTCATTTTTCATTACTAATTTACAGTTATGAGTCTCAGGATCATAGGAATTAGAATTCATTGTATATCTCTTCATATAGTCTACTACAAAGATTCCGACTACATGAGCCATGATATTAATAATAGAATATCTTAATCCTTCCTGAGTACCAATTTGAATTGGATTGATAGTTCTTTCTTTTTCGATGATTTCGTCTCTATAGAAATCGTAATCTAATCTCGGTTCTACAACCTTAATTACTTTAATAGGATCTCTATCTCCGAACTCATCTTCGCCATTCTTATAAATTGGTTGTACAATCTGTCTCTTAATTGTCATATCAATATCATATACCTTTTCAAGACAGTATCTATACCAAGCATCTAATGTAATAATACTAGAGTCAGTATCGCTAATAATAGCAATATTTCTTGGCATCATTTCGATTCTGTCTAATCTATCAATAACCTGATAATGATAATATACGTACTCTTCTAATAAACTTACAAACTCTTCCATCTCTGGTTTAATCTCTTCTGGAACTCCATTAGGATCCATGTAAGGTTTCTCAAGAGCTTTAAGCATATATACAAGAGCATTTGTCATAACCTTATTATCCATAAATGAATATAAATTATTCTTATAATATAATCTATTTAAATCCTGCTGGTCTAACTTACTCATGATTTCCCATACAATAATCATTTCCTTTTCCGTAGGAACCCATTCAAAACCAGAGGTTGTCATTACTTTATAATAAGCTTCTGCTAAGGTAATATCTCTATCTAATACAACCTTATCATTATACTTTCTTTCTGGTCTTTCACTAAGTACATTATCGATGAAAGTAATACAATCATTCAAACTACAGAATTTAACATTGTTTGAGAGAAACATCTCAAACAATAAAATCGCTGCACCGATACATGATCTACCTTGAGTTGTAATACTTTCTGCTACATAAAGATTATAATATAACGATGCATACTGGCCAAGTGCACCATAGATAGCGTTCGCATCGAGCTTAGCTAATAACTGAAGCATGTTATATTTTTGGAAGTTTTCAGATCCCTTAGGATACTTAAACATTTCTTTTTTATATTTTACACGAGCCTGTATGAAGTTTTCAATCATATTATAAAGAGGATTTTCTGTATCTGCATGTTTAGCAAACATAACTCCTCTAGATGTAATGATTGGTTCGCAGCTAATAATAAATTCTGCTACTTCTAATACAGTTGCATTTTCTTTCTTTTTCTTATAATTGTTTTCAATTACTGCTGGACCATTCTTCATTCTCTTAATAATAGAATAATCTACCGCATCATTTAACTCTACCATACTAAGGGTAGGGAAGTTAAATCTAAGCATTCTTAATGCTACTTCTTTATATCTTTGAATAATTTGCATTTCTGATAATGGTTGCATAATCATTCTCCTTTCTATACGTCCCTAAATAGGGCTAATTACATATTATCAAAATGTTTGGGGGATAGTAAGTTTATATACATATTAATAATACTAAATAGATAGGGGTGAAATAATGGGTATATATAGTAAAAATAAAGTATATTATTTTATATCTATGAATAATATGGACGGTAAAACTCTTTCACCTAGAGTACCAGATAATTTTTTAACTAAATATGGATACGAGGATAATGAGACTAAAAGAGTATGTGTATCTACATCTGTAGGTAAATGTCTTAGAGCTATGAGCATGAATTTAAAAGATAAAGATATATTTATACATGTAGTCGATACAGAATTGACACAGAAAGATATTCATATACCAACTATTAAAGAAGTACCAGATTGTAAGATAACAGGTGAGGTTTGGGTATTAAAACCTGTTAAAATGAAATGTATTGGAATGATACATGTAAAGAATGCCACTGATAAATCTTTTGAGTATAAATATGGTAATAATAAAGCTGAATTATATGATTGGGATTTTGATTGGATAGAGAAATATATAAATGAATTTGCTAATCTTTTAGATTGGTAATATATGTCTAACATCTATGTAAATAGGTGTTTTTACACCTTAAAACATCTAAATAATAAAAAATAAGGAGGTACCACAATATGGGACTTTACGGAAACAAGCCTGTTCTTGATCCGATGACGGAAGCAGCTCAGGAAGTTGAAAATGTAGATGAACTCTTAGAAGCTTTTATTGCATATGAGTTAGCACACTTAACTCCAGAGCAGTTTAAGGCTTTCACTGAGAGTGAAGAGTGTCAGGCAATGCTTGAAAAGAGATTGGTTGGCAGAAATACACTTATTAGATTATCTAAGAACGATGATTTAACTCGTCGTACTAAGATGGCAGCTTTCCAGGTAGCAAAGGAAAAGAATGATCCTCTGTGGGATAAGCTGGTTAAGTTACGTGTTAAGGAGCGTCAGCTTATTAACCAGATTACTAAGAAGTATGGTAGCAAGGCTCAGAGAGCAGCTAAGGTAGGTCAGAGAGATTATCTTTCTGGTAAGTTACCTTCTGTTGCACTTCGTCCTGAAAGAGATACTGGAGACGGTACAAAGCCATATACTCCAGGTAAGTAAAATAATGCAGCGTAGAATCGTAATGGTTCTACGCTGTTAAATTTGTTTATTAATTATATAATATAAATATGATAAGATATAATCTTATACAATATTTAATAAAGGAGATTAAAATTATGAGTGAAGAAACAAAAGCTATTGAAAAGAAATGTGGTCACAATTGTCTTTTATGTGGCTACGAGTGGTTAGGAAGATGCATTCCTAAAAATAAGTTTGTTACAGAAGTACATCCGATCTGTGATGAATATTGGTATGCAGGTACAGAAGAACGTTTAGAAGAAATTGATAGCTGTATCGATAAGTATGATTTAACTAATAATGTTTACGCATTGTGTTTAAGTAAGGATTATATTCTTACTTATGAAGTAAAGGGCGATACTTATACTATTTCATTCCGTGCAAGTAGAGGTTTAGACCCTCATCTTAAAATTAAATATGTGATTCTTAGAGAAGGAGATGTTAAAGCTTCTGGTAACATATCTCCAGCTGAAGGGGCATTACATCCAGTTACAATACATTGTGAATCTATTAGATTTACAGTAGTTCCAATGCGTTCTAGAGATCATAAAAAGATATTATCTGTAAAGGTATATTGTACTGATATTTATAAAGATGAAGAATAGGAAATTACTATCTAGGAAACTTAATAGTAATAAAGAAAGTAAAGGAGATTTACTTATGAAATTAATTGTCATTGATGGAATCGATGGTTCCGGTAAATCAACACAAGCAGAAATTCTGCTTAACAAACTTAAAGAGAAATGCGATAATGTATTTCTTGTCTCCTTTCCGAATTATGGTTCGGATGGATGTGTTATGGTAGAGAAGTATTTACATGGAGATTTTGATAAAGATCCTAATAATGTAAATGCATATGTATCATCTACATTCTATGCTATTGATAGATATATGTTTTTTAAACAGAATAAGTTTCCTGAGGATTCTATTCTGATTTGTAACAGATATGTGTTGTCTAATATTATTCACCAGATGTCTAAGTTGCCAGAATATAAATGGTTTAGTTTTG